TCAGGACAGCGCCGCCTTGACCGCGCGCGCGACCTGCCGGCTCGACGCCGCGAGCGCTTGCGGCGCATCGTTGCCGCCCTGCACGGTGATCGACACGCGCACGTCGCGCGCCCCCGCCGCAGCGCTCGCCGCGACGATGCTCCCGCTCGTCGTCGGCACGAACAGTTCGGGCCCGCGCTCGCCGACGACATACGGCCGCGCGGGCGACACCGGCCCGCCGGTCGCGCGCCCGGGCGAACCGCCGATCAATCCGCCCAGCGCGCCGAGCAGACTGTCGCCCCCGCCCCCGCCCCCGCCCGCGCCCGCGCCGCCGCCGAGCAGCGCGCCGAGCCCGCTGCGCACCGCCGCTGCGGCGATATCGGCAAGCACCGCGAGCGCCACCTTGCGCAGATCCTCGAAGCCGAGGCGGCCGGTCGCGACCGCCTTGCCGAGCGTCGTCTCGATCGCGCGCCCGGCGCGACCGACCCCGCTCGCCAGCGGCCCGTCGAGGCTCGCGCGCATCGCATCGACATCGCGCGCGAACCCCGCGGTATCGGCGCGCACGCCGATCATCAGCCGTTCGATTTCCTCATCCATCGGGAAAGGCCTCCTGCAACCGGGCAAGCGTCGCGCCATCGGGCGGATCGGTCGGCGCGTCGCCGGCGCGCAGGGCCGCGACCACGCCGGCCAGCTCGGCGGGCGTCGCGCGCCAGAAGGCGTCGGGGCTCCACCCCAGCACCGCCCCCGCCAGCCCCGCGAGCCGCGCTGCGGCGTCGGCGAAGGCCGCCATCACCGCCCCGCCAGGATCTGGCCGAGCAGCAAGCGCAGCACCGGCGTCGTCTGCGCGAGCCCCTGCCCGACCACCGCCTCGCCGAAATGCTCGCGCGTGATCGCCGCGGGCGTCTCGCCGCGACAATGCCAGAACAAGGCGACCAGCTCGCCGAGCGACAAGGCCCCCGCCGCCGCGCGTTCGACAAGCGCGAAGAGCGAGCCGAGCTCGCCCTCGGCGGCGACGAGGGCGGCAAAGCTCGGCCGCAGCACGATCGTCTCGCCCGCGATGCGCAATTCGGCCTCGCCGCGCACCGGATTGGCCGACGCGCTCATGCCGCCACCACCGGTCCCGAGCTTTCGAGGCTCAGCGTGTACGAGCGCTCGCCATTGTAATCCCCGGCATAATCGAGCCGGGTGACGAGGAACTTGCCCGACAGCGTCTCGCCGCTCTCGAAGCTCAGCCGATAGTCGTCGAGTGTGCCCGACAGCGCATTGCCCTTGATCCGCAATTCGGCGGCCGAACCGGTAAAGATCCCCGCTCCCGACACGCTGACGCTGCGCACCCCCGCGCCCGACAGCAAGTCGCGCCATCCGCCCGAATCCTTCGAGGTGACCGCCACCATCTCGCCATTGACGCTGAGCTGCGTCGTGCGCAGCCCCGCCACCGTCGCATAGACCAGCGGACTGCCGCCATTGCCGACCTTCAACAGGAAGGCGCTACCGCGTTCTGCACTCATTGCTGTATCTCCTCATGTCATTCGACGTGGCGCTCGGTGGGGCGCGTGAAAGGGGGTTCGCGCGGAGGCGCGGAGACGCGGAGATGACGCGCCCGGCCGAGGCGGAACGCGTCCCAGAATCGTTGGTGGCAGGCACGCCGGGTGCCTCAAGCGCAACATCTCCGCGTCTCCGCGTCTCCGCGCGAACAAAGCCGATCTCAGCGGGCGGAACCGCCGAGCGGTACCCTACTCCTCCGCCAACACCCGCATGCGATACTCCAAGCTCCCGCTCCACGCCCCCGCCGCACCGCCGCCGATCCGCGCGCGCAGCAGCGCGACGCTCACCAGCCGCCACCCGTCGAGATCGCGCGGCAGTGCCTCGATCGCGGCACCGACCGCGGCCGAGAGCGAATGGATCCGGGTCGGCGCTTCGCCCGCATCGCGCACCGTGACGAGCAGCCGCAGCTCGCGCCCGGCGCGATCCTTGACGCTCCAGTCGCCGCTGAGCAGCTCGCCGAGCAGCGCATAAGGCGGCGTCGCCTTGACCGGCGTCCCAAGATAGACGCCGTTGAGCCCGCCCACGCCGCGCAAGGCGCTCAGCGCCGCCGCCTGCACCACGCTCTCCGCGCTCATCGCAGCAAACTCCCGATCCAGCGCAGCCGCGGATCATCGGCGCTGATCCGCCCCGACAGCACGACATCCTCGCCCTCGATACCGACCGCGACGCCCGGCAAGGCCGCGCGCAGCGCCTCCGCCACACGCACCCGCGTGCGCTCCGCCGCCGCAGCACCTGCCGCGCGTCCGCGCGCCTCGAGCGCGCTCAGCATCGCCGTGCCCCGCCGAGGGTCACGCGCCGGAACGGCCGCCACAAGGCGGTTACCGCGACAGGCGGCGCCCCGAGCGCATCGCGCGCATCGAACAGATAGGCCGCGAGCAACACCACGCCCTGCCGTAATGGCGCCGGCAGCGCCGGCCAGTCGGGCGCGAGCCCGGCGTCGAACACCACGCGCGCCGACGTGTCCTCCGCCACGCGTACCCAGCCGTCCGCGGCGGTATCGATGTCGATCGCGAAGACGCTCGGCTCGAACGGCGTGCCGTCGATGCCCTCGACCGCAGTGATCGCGCTTACCGGCGCCGCGCCGAGCCGCTGCCATCCCGCCCCGCCCGGCCCCGCACCGCCCGACAGCGTCTCGCGTAGCGTGCGCGCGATCAGCAGCTGTCCGGTAAACTGTTCGGCCAGCCCCAGCGCGCTTTCGGCAAAGGCGGCGATCAGATCGTCCTCGTCTTCGCTCGCCACGCGCAGCACCGCCTTGACCGCCGCCACCGCGAGCGCACGGTCGTCCGCCCGAAGCGTCACCACGCCCGGGCCATTGTCGTCGATCATGGTATTTCTCCTCACTCCCTCTCCCAGCGGGAGAGGAGTTTCGGGTCGGCCATGCCCCCGGCATGGCCTGAACAGCGTGGGGCGCTGTTCACCCGAAACTGGGCCCGCTCGGCGCAGCCGAGTGGGAAGGGTGAGGACAGGTCGGGCGCGCCGCCCCTGCCCTCACCCGACCTCGCTACGCTCGGCCACCCTCTCCCGCAGGGAGAGGGAAGCAAGCTCAGCTCGCCGCGAACTTGAGCAGCTTGATCGCTTCGCTGTTCGACACGCAGCCGCCGATCCGCTTGGTCGCATAGAAATTGACGAACGGCTTGTTGGTATAGGGATCGCGCAGGATCACCGTCTCGCTCCGCTCGGCGACGAGATAGCCCGCCTTGAAATTGCCGAACGCGATCGCACACGCATTCGCCGCCACATCGGGCATGTCCTCGGCCTCGATCACCGGATAGCCGAGCAGGCTCGCCGGGGTCCCCGCGACCAGGCTCGGGCTCCACAGGAACGCGCCGTCGCTGGTCTTGAACTTGCGGATCCGCGCGAGCGTGCTCGCATTCATCACGAACACCGCGCCCTGCCGATACGGGCCGCGCAGCGCCTGGACGAGATCGACCAGCCGGTCCTGCGGGTTCGCCGCGAAATCGCCCGCCGCCCCGCTCGCCAGATATTGCAGCGTGCCGAAGGCGCGCGCGGCGTCGCCGGTCGCGGCGATCGGCGCCTGGAGGAAGCCCTTAGGCCGATTGACGCCCGATCCGTTGACGAACGCCGCGCCTTCCGCACGCGCGAATTCGGTGGCGATCTCCTCCGCCAGCCATGCCTCGACGTCGAACGCGGCATCGTCGAGCATCGCCTGGCTCGCGCTCGGATTGGCGTAGAGCTCGCCCATCGGCGGCGCGATCTCGGCGAAGCTCGGCGTTCCGGTGCTCCCCCGCGCATCGGTCTCGGCCGCCCAGCCCGACGGCGTGCCGCCGGTGGTGACGAGCTTGCGATACCCGGCGGTTCCCACCTTGACGACATTGGCGACGCTGCGGATCGGCGAGATCGCGGTCAGCGTCGCGTCGATCTGCGCATCGATCTCGCGCGGGATCGCATAGCCGCCGGCGTCGCCGCTGACGCCGCTCAGCGCTTTCAGCTCGATCGTCGTCCCCGCGCGGACGAACCCCTGGAACGCGGTGTCCGCCGGCGCGCGCGCGCCCTCGAGCAACGGGCGTTGCACCGCCCCCATATCCTGCGCCGCAAAGCTGTCGAGCGCGTCCTGCGTATCGGTCATGCTGGTCTCCTTGGTTGAAACAATCCGCGAGAAGCGGGGAGGGGGGGCAAGCCCCTCCCCTTCAGGAGCGTCGGGTAAACCGCGCCCCGCGCGGTTTAGGGCAGGCCGGGGGCCTGCCCGACCCGACGCTGGGTTGGGGTGGGGCCGTAACTGGCGTGAGCTCTCTGCGAGGCACGGCCCCACCCCCATCCCCTCCCCTGAAGGGGAGGGGCGAAAGAGGCGGCGCGGCGCACGAAAAAGGGGCGCCGCAAGCGCGACGCCCCTCAGATACTCTCAGGCGGCGGGTCAGCACCGCATCAGGCGCTCACACCTGCTTGACGTTCTCCGCACGCGGCCCCTTCGGCCCCTGCCCGACGTCGAAGCTCACCGTCTCGCCCTCGCGCAGATCCTCGTAGCGCACGCCCTCGACGCTCGACATGTGGAAGAACAGATCGTTCCCCGATGCGTCGGCGATGAAGCCGAAGCCCTTGTCGGTTAGTCGCTTGATGGTGCCTTGCGCCATGATCATTCCTTCGCTCCGCGCGCCGCCGCCCGGAAATCGGGAACCGCATCGGGAGCGCCCGGCCTAGCAGCATCGGCGACGCGGTGCACGCGTGCTCCCGGTTGCATCGGAAACCCGACGAGACTCACCTCGACCAGCTCGAGCGCGGTCAGCTCGCGCACCCGCCCCGCGCCGCGCCGTGCGGCGCGCGTGCGATAGCCGATCGACAGTCCCGACACCGCCCCGCTGCGCACCAATGCCGCGAGCCGCGGATCGTCGACCCGCGCCACCACCTGCAGCCCCCGCGCATCGCTTGCGATCCGCTCGATCGCGCCGACCGGCGCGCCGCGATGCTGCCACAGCAGCGGCACCGCCGCAGGCAGACCGGAGAACGCGCCTGCGCGGATCACGTCGCCGCCGCGATCGATCGCATCGAAGATCGCCGCATAGCCCGCAAACCGCACGCCCGCGCTCATGCGATCAGATCCCAGAAGCCGAACTTCGCCGCGAGCCCCGCGAGCAGCAGCGCCGCCGCGATCCGCACGATCCAGCCGACCACCCCCTTCCACGCGGTGCGCTTGGCGTCGCGCCAGGCGCCGAGCAGCCCGCGCAGTTCGCCCATGTCCTTCGCCGCGGCGGGATCGTCGAGCCCGAGCCGCGCCAGCGCGCGCCCCGCCGCCGCCTCGCCGGCTTCCTCGGCGATCGCGCGCAGCGTCGCCAGATCGGCGCCTTCCTGCGCGCCCTGCGCGATCAGTTGCGCCAGCAATGCGCCATCGGTCAGTGCCATGTCGGTTCCTTCCTTACTCACACATCCGCCGGCGCGGGTCCGACGCCGACCATCGCGCGCTGTTCGTCGCGCGACAGGAACGGCGCCGCGCTGACCTGCGCCCACAGCCGCTCGCGATCCTCGGCGAGCGCGGGGACGCGGTCGAGCTCGACGCGCAGCGTCGCGCCGTCGATCCAGCCCGCCACCCCTTGCGCGAGCCCGGCGAGGATCGTCCCCGCGAGCGGCAGGATCGTCTGGCGCCACAGCGCGCGATTGGCTTCCTTGTAATTGGCATAGGTCGCGTCGCCGGGCAGGCCGAGCAGCATCGGCGGGACGCCGAAGCTGGTCGCGATCTCGCGCGCCGCCGCCGCCTTCATCTCGGCGAAATCGAGATCGGCCGGCGTAAGGCTCAGCGCCTGCCATTTGAGCCCGCCCTCGAGCAGCATCGGCCGCCCGGCGTTGCGCGCGCCGGCAAAACTCGCGTCGAGCTCGTCGCGCAACCGCGCGAACTGCTCGCGCGACAGCGCCGACCCATCGCCCGGATCATAGACCAGCGCACCCGACGGCCGCGCGGCATTGTCGAGCAAAGCGGTGTTCCACGCCGCCGCGGCATTGTGCAGCGCGATCGCGCTCGCCGCCGCGCCGAGGCAACCCAGGCCATAATGATCGTCGAGCGGATGGAACGCCTTGATATGAACGATCTGCGGCCGCGGCGCGTCGGCGATCAGCCGCGCCGATTGCGTCCCCACACCGTAGCGATAGGCGACCGGCCAGCCCCCGGCATCGGCCTCGACCGTGACGCGCTCGGGCCGCAGCGCGAACAGCTCGACCAGCCGGCCCTGCGCATCGGTCAGCAATTGCACATAGGCATTGCCGTGGAGCAGCAATTGCGCGGCGAGCGTCGCGGTGAGCGCCTGCCCGCCCGATCGCGCCGCGACCAGCCGCACGCCTTCGGCCGTCCCGCCGAGCGGGGCGTCGCCTACTGCATCGGCGATCATCCGCACCGCGCGCTGTGCGATGGCGTTGCGCAGATAGAGCGCGCGGACCTGCTCCTGATAGCTCGCCGGCACCGCCCCCGCCCCGTCGGCGAAGCGCGTCGCGCGCAGCTCGAGCACCGGACGCGACTCATCGCGCCCGGCCTTGCGACCGAACAATTTCATGCGAAGATCTCCTGCTGCTTGCCCGCGCGCGCCGGCTACGTCGTCGTCCCCTCCGCTCGCGGGAGGGGCTGCCTCTTCTCCCCTCCCGCTCGCGGGAGGGGCTGGGGGTGGGCGCGCGCTTTCGTCAGAACGTCCGGCTAGGGCGCGCGGAACCCTACCCGCGCGTCGCGAACCAGATGACGTGTCGCGGCCCCTTGCCGTTCTGCCGCGCCTTGACGACGACTTCCTCGACGCGGAACCCCGCGCCCTTCAGCCGCGTGACGAAGCGCGGATCGGGCCCCGCCGACCACACCGCGAGCACGCCCCCCGGCCGCAACGCGTCACGCGCGAGCTTGAGCCCGCGCGGCGCGTACAGCCGGTCGTTCTCGGCGCGCACCAGCCCATCGGGGCCATTGTCGACATCGAGCAGAATCGCATCAAAGCCCCCCGCCCCTTCCGCAGCGCCCGCCGCGATCGCCGCAGCGACATCGCCCTCGAACACCCGCGTGCGCGGATCGTCGAGACAGCCGTTCGTCACCGCCGCCATCGCCCCGCGCGCCCAGGCGAGGATCGCGGGCACCAGCTCGGCGACGGTCACCGCCGCCTTCGGCCCGACCTGCCCGAGCACCGCACGCAGCGTGAAGCCCATGCCGTAGCCGCCGATCAGCACGCGCGGCGCGGCAACGCGCGCGATCCGGTCGCACGCGAGCGTGCCGAGCGCCTCTTCCGAGCCGTTCATCCGCGTGCTCATCAATTCGTTGCGATCGACCACGATCATGAAGTCGGCGCCGCGCGCGTAGAGCGTCATCACATCCCCGCCGGGGATCTGCGCGCTGTCGATCAACTCCCGCGGCACCATCGCTTGCGCTCCTTCGTGCTGCGGCCGGAGATGACCGAGCCGCCGCGCCATAAGCGCTCGCGCCGCCCGACGGAAGCCACGGCCGCCCGCACCCGAGCGGATCGTTCCGCCAGCGGACTCGTTCGACCACTATGGCCTGAGCCGACGGCTGCGGGAAGCGCCGGCTGGCCGCCCCCGACGATCCAGCGCCGGGGGCGGGGCGCGCTTCAGGCCGGCTCGGTCACCTTGACCACGCTCGGCACGAGCGCGAGGCCGATCTTGCCCTCGCCACTATAGGTCATCGTGCCGTGCAGGCCGTGGCCGTCGCCCTTGGCGTTGATCGCGACGACGCCTTGCTTGCCGCGGCAGCCGAGCACCCAATCGCCGCCGGGATGCCACGGCGCATGGTCGCCGCCCCATTGGTTCACCACGCTATAGGTGTTCGCCATGGTGCGCGTCCCGCGAAAGCCGATCGGCCCCTCGCCGGCATAGGTCATCGTGCCGGCCAGCGAGCGGCCGCCGTCGGGGCTCGTCAGATCGAGCGCGACCACCGCCTGGTCGGGCCGGCAGCCGAGCACCCACTGCCCGCCCTGATGCCACGGCGCGCTATCGCCGCCCCATTGATTGGTGGCGTTGAAGGCGTGCCCGGGCGAAAGCGCGCCGCGCGCGCCGATCGGCCCCTCGCCGGCATAGGTCATCGTGCCGACCAGCGTCTTGCCGTCGGCCGAGCTGAGGTCGAACGCGACCGCATTCTGCCCGTCGCGCGCGCCGAGCAGGAACAGCCCCGCATCGTGCCACGGCGCGCTCGGGCCGCCCCACTGGTTCTCGGCGTGGTAGCAATTCTCGGTCACGCGCGTGGCGCGAAGCCCGATCGGCCCCTCGCCCTGATAGGTCATCGTGCCGGCAAAGCTCTGCCCGCCGTCGCCCGACTGGATCTTGAGCGCGATCGGCAATTGGTCGGCGCGATTGCCGATGTTGAAGACACCACCGTCGTGCCACGGCGCGCTGCTGCCGCCCCATTGGTTCTGGATATTGTAAACGGTCATATCGGCATCCTCTCCTACGAAGGGTGATTGACAGGATTGCACCGCACCAGCCTTGCCTTTGGTTTGCGTTGCTCGGCTGAACGGTCGACCGCGATACGACAGACGGCTGCTGTTTCAGCAGTCCGGCCTGCCGACTCTCGGGCAATTCCCAATACCATCTGGAGACCATGCCATCAACGAACGAAGCCTATATCAACCTTATTTACTTGGATTATACATGAGACAAAGGAAGGTATTGCAGATCCTTACTCACTGACTATTGCGTCATGCCGCGACGATTGAACGCGTTATTCGCGCTCATCGCAGCGCATGGCGATTTCGCCGCGTCACGGCGCCCGCACCCGCACCGCCTTGCGCTTGACGATCATCAGCTCGGTCAGCGCCCACACCAAAGCGTCGGCGCGGTCGGGCGATTTCCCCGGCCCGCGATACGCCCCGCCGACGACCAGCCCGCACAATTCGGCCTCGAGCTCGGGAAACGCCCCGACATGCGCCACCTTGCCGCGTTCGTAGAGCGTCGCGACCGGCTCGGCGCGCACGCTCTTGCCGTCCTTGGCATGGACCAAAGCGAGCGGCAGCGCGGCGTCGGCAGCGAGCAGGACGCTCGCCACCATCCGCCCGCCCTGGTTCTTCTCGGCGATGACGCGGTCGGCGCCGTGCCGCGCCGCGCACGCCGCCACCGCGCGCGCCCAGCCCTCGGGCGAGAGCCCCGCGACGCTCGCATCCTCGAGCACATAGCCACGCCCGTCACGCCCGAGCGCGACCGCGACGATCCCGCACGCGTCCCCGCTCCCGTCGGCGCTCCCCGCGGGCGGATCGACCGCGACGACGACGCGCACCGTCGCGGGCGCCGCTGCGACGCGACAATCGTCGAGCATCGCGCGCGTCCACAGCGCGCCGTCGAGATCCTCGATCAGCTCGCCCGCAATCTCCTGCCGCCCGAGCCGCGTCCCGCCATAGTGCGCCTCGATCGCTTCGAGAAAGGCGTCGGGCAGATGCGGATTGTCATGGCTGCTGCCGCGCGTCTCGACCGTCCCCGCCGCCGCCATCACGCGCCGCAGCAAGGGAACAGCGCGCGGCGTCGTCGTCACCACCACGCGCGGATCGTCACCCTGCCGCATGCCGAGCATCAGATTGTCCCAAGCGGCATCGCCGTAGCGCCATTTGGCGAGCTCGTCGCACCACGCGAGCTGATGCTCGGGCCCGCGCAATTTCTCGGGCGCGGCGGCCGAAAACACTGCCGCGACCGCGCCCGATTCGAATTGGACCACGCCGTCGGTGCGGCGATAGGCGGTCCGCTCGCCGCCATGCGCGACGCTCAGCAACCCCGCCTCGCCCTCGATCATCACGCGCCGCACATCCTCCTCGGTCGCGCCGACCAAGGCGATCCGCGCCGTGGGATACGCGCGCGCCATCGCGCTGACCCATTCGGCCCCGGCGCGCGTCTTGCCGAAGCCGCGCCCCGCGCGGATCAGCCACACCCGCCACGCGCCCGGCGGCGCGAGCTGCCCCGGGTGCGCCCAATAGCGCCACGCATCGTTGAGCGTCCGCAGCTGCGGGCGGCTCATTCGGTCGAGAATGGAGATCTGGTCGGCGCGATCGAGCGCGGCGAGCTGGTCGAGCAGCGCATCGAGATCGGGGCCGGCATCCGCGCCCCTGCGCTTTGGCCGCGTCATGCCAGGCCACTCCGCGCGCGGCGTCGCGCGCGCGCCGCGAGCTTGGCGAGCAACGCGTCGCGGACCTCGTCGATCGGCGCGTGCTTGAACGCGAAGGGGATGTGGCGCCGCTCGTTATGCGTCGCGCCCGAGGCGTGCACCGCCTGATGCTGGCGCACCAGCTTGAGCGCCGTATCCGGATCGATCGGCGCCGCCGCGACCGCGTCCGGGTCGCCGACCATCGACCCGTCGTCGCGCTGCCCGAGCGCGAAGGCGAGCACCTTGGTCTCGAGCAGCTCGTATCCCAGGTCGATCGCCGCACGCCATTGTTCGGCGAAGGCCGCGTCGCGGCGGCGCAGCGCATACGCCCCGCCCGTCGAACTGCCGACCGCTTTGGCGGATTGCGCGATGTTGCACGTCGCGGCGAGGTGATCGAGGAACGCCACCCGCCTGGCGATCGTCCATTGGTCGGGGCGCGACACATGCATCCGCGGCGTAGCGCCCCCGTCGGTCGGACGCGCGGCTGTCGAACGCGCGGCTGTCGGATGCTCGCCCGGCGACCGCTCTCCCGGCAACTCCGCGCCTCCCGAAGGCTCGCACGGCGAACGCTCCTCGGTCTCCGTCAT